AAACCCCCTAGAGTTTGGTGTCTCTAGGGGGCTTGTCTTTATATTCTCTTTTGGACTTTTTGGTCCTCAGGTATAACAAGCCCCCACTAGTGGTGAATGGCAATCGGATTTCTCAAAGCGAGAAATACTCTGCCACGTAATCGGCATATAATTTCTTGTTGAGAGTTTCGATATTAAATTCATTTTAGTTTACTGTTTCTTCGTTAAAAATATTAGACCATTTTTGGAGTTTTGCTTTCTTGTTTGCGGATGCTCTATCTACTTCATCAATGTTAATGATACCACTTTCAATCATCAACTGAATCATGCAAAATAAATCACCAACTTCTTCTGTCAATCTGTCACGATTAGATGCGCCATTATGCTCTGCATCTAAACCAAATCTAAAAACTTTACTGATTGCCTGTGTCACTTCTGCACATTCTTCTTGTGCAATTAGTAAAACTTCTTTTTCAACACTATTCATTATCTAACCTTTTATCAATTCATAAAATGCTCTGCGAATCCCGGCGGTAATTATAGAACATCAAGATATGACGCTATCATACCCATCACACGTTCCCTCCACCCGCTTCCCGACAGATTCCGTTCTCGCATTGCCAGCGGCCTTTCGGTTTAAAGACTACCACCCGTAGCGTGTCACACTACTTCTCATCCTGTGGGTCACAGTATTCGGAGACTAACCCGAAACGTTCTTTACGTATGTTGAATGAATCTATTCACTAAGAATCGCTTCACTTCCCATGTATACTTCAGTCGCACAGTCTCTGCGACACCATTTATCTTGTATGTAATATATAGCCTTTTCGGAGCAGAAATTACAACAGCACCAAAAATATTTTTACTGAGTCCAAATGGTACCACATAAGCATCACCTTTGTCAAGTCTTTTTTTGGAATACCCATTAGCGCCTTTGATCTTATCTAGCCCACCAAATCTAACTGTATCTAAAATTTCAACAGCCATCGATTGTCGTGGACCCATACCATCAAGATAAAGCATACTGTTCCTTGTACTTCGGTTCTCTCTTACGTTTGTCTTCAACCACACGCATACGATACTTAGGGCTACGCAAGTCCTTCGCTACCATGTTACGTGGTTTTGTTTTTGACAATTTAAAATTCAGACTCTCCATAACTTCCATAATCCTCATCGGTTCCATATCCTGCTGAAGCCATAGCGGAATCAAAATCTCCGTCCATGCTTTCATTATAACTCACTTCCATAAAACTTGCAACAAAATTGTCAACCAATTCTACTGGCACATTAAGCATTGTTGCAATCGTGAATTCATTGAATCCTTGAGAATGAAACTCTCTAATCTCCATAGCCAACTCGCTCATTTTACTCATGCTAGTTCCTTTTGTTTTTCGATAACTTGTTGATACGTCATTGTGGGTTCTTTGCTAGTAATTGCACCATCAAACTCTAACTGAGACCTCTCAAACCACGAAAGGTAGTCATCACTTTCCATAGACCAATCAGTCATGTACTCGCTGGAGTAATCCGTATCAGTTTCAATACCAGTTAAAGCAAACTTCACAAACTCATTATAGTCTATGTTAAGCGGAACGTCAAGTATCTTATACTCGGAACCGCCTTTGGCTTTCCAATACTGAGGGCATTCGCCTGTACCATCCCAATCATGTGCGCCATAATTTTCGTGGTATTGTGTGCGGATAACTATCATCATATATTTATTCCTTCAATAGCTTTGGTGTGAATGTCCTATAGAAAACAATGGAGTACCATCGTTATCATCGCCAGCAGGACGTGGAGTAAAACAATCTGCATAATCATCATATGCATAATAACCAGTCTGAGTAACAACCAACCGAGCATCGGCTGGCAAAGCAGACAACGCATTAATCATATCAGCAACAGTAACAAAATCAGTCATACTTACCTCGCATTAAAACCTAATTCAAATTCCATCATCAACATTTTGGCAATATTGATATACTGCCGTGCATCATTAGAACTACCACATGCAATCATTTCCTGTGCATCGGAAAGGTAACTTGCAATCACCATACCAGGACCAGAAAGTTGGAAACTAATTGAATCTTGTACAGACTCAAGGATTTCGGATTTCTTAGCACCGTATGCTTGGATTTCCCAAAGGGTTTGTTCGTTTGCTGTTCTCATTTCAATGTCCTTTATCAACTCAACAGAATTAATTATACACGGTTCGGAGGGTAAGTCAACAACTATTTTCGTTAGTGTTGTTATTCTGCAACAGCAAACATCTTGCGACCATCAACCATGAACCGTTCAAAGGCTTCCATCACTCGCTCAGAGTAAACCATCTTACCTTCACTTTGAATATCTTGCAACAACTCCAAGAAACCCAAACCCAAAAATTCACGTTCTTTATTCAGAATACCAATTGCTGTTTCGATTTTCATTTTATTTCCTTAATCAAAAAAGTTGCCAGACTGATACGAAAATGCATTCTGACCAGCATCAGCCCAAGCCATAGGATGCAAATCCAACTTATCAATCACTTGACGATTACACATTTCCATCGCATTCAGTTTAGACTCTGCGGTGAATTCATAAACATCTTTACCAACATAAAATTTGTATGTAATCATATTAAGCACCATAAAAGTCAGAGGTAAAACCACAAGCGGAATAAACACATTCACGTACAGCGGTGTCCATTGCTTCACCAAACATGCTAGGATTCGAATTAGCCAGAACTCGCAAACACTTGTAAGTTTGTGGCCATGTCAGGTTCATTGTAATAGCAGTAACAACAACACCGTGAACGGCTAAGTTACCAACTTCGCTAAACATTCCGTAAGAAATATCAGTTGTCAATGTAGTCATTTTATTTCCTTAAATCAAATCAACTTGAACTTGCGTACCAACTTGCGAGGTATTGTAACTTGTCATACCAAGACCAGTGGGAACTAACGCACCATCTTTTTGCGCCATGTAACGCATGTAAGACAACCGCATCAAAGCATCATTGGCCGCTTGGGAATGGGTGTATGTAGCAAACACACTAGACACACCAGCAACGGTGGTGTAGATGCCAATTCCGTCAAACATCACACGAATTTTCTGTGAATTTTTGAAGCCCTGAATGTAAGTCTTAGTACGCATATCAAATTTCCTTTTCTTTTCTCACTCAACAGAATCTATTATACAGGCATTGGTGGGTAAGTCAACAACTATTTTCAATTCTGTTGTTTTTTTGCAACTGAATACTTTGGTATTCACATTGCTCCAGTCCAACGAACGTTCTGGAAAGTCCGTGCCATCGTGTTTCCACGTGCGAAATTTTTTGCAGGAGCCGACCAACCAGCCGCTTTCAAAATGTCGCCTTTGGTGAACTTGCCCATGTCACGGAGACAAACAAACGAATGAACGGAACGACCATTACCTCTGCGGCCAGTAATTACTTTGATGTAACTACGACCAACTTCATAGGACAATGAATCGCAAAACTCTTGCGCCATTGCTTTTTGAATTTCGGAAGGATTGTCACCATGCCATTTAACATAGTCAGCTTTGATGCATTCAAGATATTCGTTAAATCCGTCAATCATTTTATTTCCTTTACTTTTCTCACTCAACAGAATCTATTATACATGGTTAGGTGGGCAAGTCAACGAATATTTTGGCTTTTGTTGCTGGAAAACAACAAAAAAGCCGTCTAGGACGGCTTGGAAAGGGGTATTAGTACCTTGGTATTCAATCTTCGGACTCTAGTTCCTCGTCTTGCGGCAAGTCTTCTCCACGTTCTAATCGGTGGGTGTCGCACAATGTTGAAATCCATCCATAACTATTTGAACGACCAGCATTACCACATACTTCACATGTGCGATATGACATGGACTCTGCCATTGAAATCATTCCTTGAACTACCTCAGTATAACCATTCGTATAGAATCGCAAGCCGCCAAACTTTTCTTTCACTTGACTTGCTGTGATGTATGGCATGTATGGAGGAACTTCTTTGAACTCCGCTTTTACAATTGCTTTGTTGGCGTATTCAATTGCCCACTCATCAGGATTTTCTTTATGTCCAAACGTGAAATGCATTTGAAGCGGCCGTGTGTCACCAGTCAATGCACGTTTCAATGCACGATTGAATCGCAATGCTCTCACACGTTCTTTACGTTTTTGATCCACATGATGTTGAATATTTGAACACAATACATCAATGATGTTGTACCAGCCATCACCACAATCGAAACCCCAACACATAGCAGTATGCGTCATTGGTGCATGACGATACTTGAAAATCTTAGGGTACTTTGCAACTAGTGCTTCATCCAATTCTTTTTTCATAATATAATCTCACACGTTATCTGGTTACTTTATCGAACTCTTCGAAATCGTCCCACTCATCGTCCTTGATATTTTTAGGATCGATGAATTTAGTTTGATGCTTGAACTTATCTTTTTGTTTTTTAGATTCGTTCAATTTTGGTTTCCTTACACGTCCTTCGTCTTCATAGAAGTCACGAAAACTGGAATACTTTTTAGTCTTAGCCATTTTTTTGCTTAGTGTCTCCGTCAAAAATTTCAGGCAATGCATCTTCAACCAATTTTCGAGTAATGCCCTTATAAGTAATTTTCTTTTCTTTCACCATCAAAAGCAACTCGGCTTCTTCTGGTGATACTGTTTCCAACATTTCAATGAATATAGATTCACGTTTAATCTGTGGAACATTACTTGTAGGAACCAAGTATTGAAACTTTCTCATTTCTCCTGGAATACGATTGTGTCCCCAATTACCTGGAGTCTCCATAGGTTTGTATGGAGGCTTACCTGAAGGCAAAGCAAACTTAACGTCTTCTCGGTATGTGTATTTCAACAATGTGACTAACTCAGGTGTTAGGTTTGCAATTTGTTTCAATGCATTTGTGCGTTTTGCTGTAGGCAATTCACCAATATGCTTAAACAACTCAGGCAAACTCATCTTACTAATATCAATAGCCATTTTAAAATTCCTGTATATGTTCCATCAGCAATTTCATTCGATGCTGAATAAAGTAGTTAAACAATTTATCTCTGCCATTATTAGGGGCAGTTTCATAAGCATTCAAGATTTTACCTTGATACTCTGCTGGAATCTTGGCCAAGTCAATCAACAACTCATTGCGCTTATAGTTTCTAAGCATAACTTCATTGCAGAATTCTTCAGGTTCTTGATCCAGCCATATATTTAGTTTTTTCTCAGTTACAGGTTTTTGTCGTGCCTCTGTGACAAATGTGTCATCGGAAGATAGAAAATTGGGAATACCATCACTTCTGTCGCCTTTGCAAATGTGTTCCTTTAAGAATTTATCAGGGTCCGCACACTTCAAGAACTTCTTACCCATTGGGCTGTATTGATACACGTTTGCGAACTTCTGCAATTGCATGAAGTCTTTATCGCTAGACAGAATCAGAATCTTTTCTGTAGAATCATTCTTTAATGTAACGCCAAACTTGTGGCACAATGTTGCAATCACATCATCGGCTTCAGTCTTGTCAACTTGAATAACTTTGTACGGAAATGTTTCTTTGATTTCGTCACGCACTTTGTTTAGTGTTTCGAAAATTAGATTCCAATCGAATGGAGATGCTTCTCTGTCTTTCTTACGGCTAGCTTTGTAGTACGGAAAGAAATCTCTGCGCCAATACTTTTTGTCATCGCAACAAATTACAATACTGCCATACTCAGCTTTGAATTTGACATTGTACATTCGAATGCTATTCAGTACCATATGACGAACCATGTTCTCATCAATTGCGTTTGCCGCATTTGAATTCACTTGCATCATCAGATTTGAAATCATCACCTGATTCAGATCAATTAAAATCATTTTAAGTTATCCAGTTATTACTCTAACAATAATTGTATCAGAGTTAATGCGTCCTGTCAATACGGAAGGTTTGGTAGTCAATCCATCTAGCAGTTTCTTTAACATAATCTTGCCACCATCAAGTACTTGCTTAACAGTCACTTCAGGCTTACGCAAACGTTTGCCACTAGAAGATTGTTCATTGTAGTTTTGAATTGTCGTGCCTTTGATTGTCAGTCCTTTAGCATTGTCGCAATTGTACATGCCTAGAAGTTTAGTCTTGGTGTTATACACCCATACTTGATTTGCACCAATAATCTTTTCTGGCAAAACACTCTTCAGGTTCAACTCAGGAAACTCTTGCATGTACTGAACCTTAGCGGCAAGAACACTTGCAGGCTTTTCTTTTACTTTACGTTTCTTGCGTGTGGGCTTATTAACATCAGCAACACGATTTGTTTCTGCGACAAGAGAATCGTAAATCTCTTTCACTTTACGCAATTGAACTTTAGTAAAATTCGAATAGCCTTCTTTGATATCAGCATCTTTAGAATTCATCACCTCTTCAAATTCTTTAGCCCTGCGAATAAAGAATTCACACATGCGTTTCAGTACAACGGAAGATAAGTTTTTAGATTTGAAGTATGATTGAAAGTCAACATTGGTTTTGCATCCACTCTCAATAAACTCATCAACAAGTCCTTCAATGTCGCCAATCTCTTCACTCGCCTTTTCACGAATTCGATCTTGAATAGAAGGACCAGCATACGTCACTTCAGCGACCTCTGCAACTTTAACTCGTTTTTGTTTCTTAGATGAATCTACAATCAGTTTGAATTCTCGCACAAAGAATTCTTTGAATGAAGGTGAAGGTTGATATCCCATACACATCATTCTAGCAATCCAGCCAAGTTGTACTGGAATGCTTTTGTCGCTAGATGAAACCATTGCAATTTCATCTTTAGTGCGACCAACACTTGCCATGTACTCAAGCAAAAATGTTTTAGCTTGTTTACTGTCACAGATATAATTGTACCAATTCAATGCGCCAATTTCTGCAACTTTGAGGTTTTGAATCTCCTCTTGATTTGTCCAAGAAGGTTCTGGTCCCATATACTTGGACTCAGCGCCAGCATTAATCTTGGAAAATTTCATAATTTATTCACCCAATGTAAATGATACAGATTTAATAGAATCGTAGCGGAATGAACGCCATTCGTTTTTCTCCAAGTCAACTACAGAGATAGACTCGTCAGTTGAAGTGGCACGAACACGTTCGGTTTTCTTTTCGTATGTTGGGATTGCAGACTCTTGCAATGTGCATTTCATGGTACGCATTGTGCCGTCTTTCTTAAGAAAGTCAACAGTCACAGGACCATATTTGAGATGGCTGACAAGCCAATCACGAAATACTTTTTGTTCTTTAGCATCACTTGTTGCATAATTAAAAGCTGTCATATCAAAATTCTCCATGTTAAAAATATCGTTCGTTCAATGTTTCTAGTATACCCATAACTTGCTCAACTGTCAAGTCGGTATCTTCTACTCGTTCTTCCAATGGCAGAATATCCCAACTGTCATTTTCTACGTCATACCAAGCATAGATGCAGACCTCTTCTTTGGGTCGGTGAATCAAACACCAAGGTGTCAATTCATGTTCGGGAAATACAAAGTCTTCCTGTGCAGAATCTTTATGAATGAAAATTGCATACGATTCCATGTTCGTATTGCCACCCTCAGTATAACGATACTCGCCATTCTCATCTTCATCTTCTAAGTCACCATAGCCGTCAAAGATGATTTTGATTTCGGAGATATCGGAAATATCTTCTCCAATCTGCAAGTCTTCTGGTTCTCGCCAAGATGTAGTTAATAGCGAGACAATGATATCATCAAATCGCTTGTAATCATAATCATAATCTGACATAATTTATTCCTTAGTTTCGTTATCAAATTGCTTTTCGTGTTTAACTTCACTATACAAGTAATCGTACAATTCTTTTATACCACCAATGTATATTGCGCCGTGGTATACGTGTGGGACAAAATCTGTATCTGGAACTAATATTTGCAATTGGTCTATCGTATAGTCTTTACCCAATAAAAATAACTTATAGTCTCGTCTACAAATTGACAACAGCATTTCAACTTTCCAAGTTGTTTTGCTATCTTCTGCGCCATAAACATAATACGTCATGGTGCATTGTACACCTGCACGAATTCACTTGGTTCATAATTTATTTTTCCGTACTTGATTGTACCCTTATAATCATAAGTAATTTGATAGCCTTTTATTACATTATGAAATTCTTGTGTAATAACGTCTTTGCAAATCGGATGTGGTTTTGCTGGAACTGTAGCAACAATAGGCGTGTTTCTGTCGGAGCCAGAATAGTGTATTGTTCCGTAATGCTTTTCGCAATACTGTTTTGTAATCATGTATGGCACTTTCTCAATTATAGGTTGTTTCGAAAGAACTCTTGCCATATAAACTTTTTCATTTGACGAAGAGTCCTCCACAAGAACAACTCTTGCTTGCACATTAGTGCAAAAAAGAATTGCTATAATACTATGTAGCGCATACAAACTTTTCATAAGACTATTCTACAGCATATATTCTAGTAACAACTTTAACTCGCACACTATTACCAGGATCGTGATTGAATCGGGTAGTACGTAATTGTCCACGATATTCAAACATTACATCATATGCGATAATGTCAGTTTTGAATTCTCTGTCGGAATATGTCATACATCTTTCGGACAAATTCTTTTGTGGGTTATCAATCACTTGTCCATTTGCTGGTTGTGCCGCTGGTGTAACTTGTTCAACAACGGTGCATGTTTGGCGAGGCACGGTGTATGCACGTGTACTCGTAATTGGTTGCACACGGACAACTCTCGCCAACTCATG